AACTACTGGATGTCTCGTGAATCGGGGACAGGAGAGATGATTGACCTAAGTAGATATACCTTAGACACGCTTGAGTATTTCGTGGATGGCTTTGATAAGGCTCGCAAGGCTGGTATATTTCTACCGAACCTACAATCGTGCAGTTTCTGTGGCTTAAAAGAACACTGCCAATTCACAAAGAAGGATAAATAAATGGCTAACGAAGACTGGAAACTACAAGTTTCTATGAAGTCACCTAATGGTGATTTGATTAACGTTCGTGCAAACACTGCTGATGAACTCAGTATCTTGCTCGAAGGAGTAAGCGATTACTCTACACAGATTGCTGCAGTATCCAAGAAGGTAGCAGGTGCTTACACCGTAGCCCCTTTATCGACGCAGAATTCCACAGCAGACACAACGCCATCTGGATTCTCAACTCCAACCCAGGCGGGCAATCCGTTCGGTGGGGCACCAATGCAAACCCCACCGCCCGCATCGGGGCAGCCAACAACACCAACGTGCGTACACGGCGCGAGAATCTTCCGACAGGGAACGAGCAAGACAACTGGGAAGCCTTACGCTTTCTGGGCTTGCCCGACTCCTCAGGGAACTCCCGACCAATGTAAGCCAGTAAACTAAATAAGAATTATAAGTGGGGTAGTTAATCGGGGAAGGTGACTGCCCCACTTATAACTTAATCGACAGGAGAAGTCAATGAGAACTTTAGTAAGAAGTGTTGGCAGAGCCGACATAGGTGGTGAACCACTACCAAGTTGTTTCAAAACATTTGATGCAAACAAAATTATTTTTCGTAGAGCAGAAGTCTCTATGCTGGCAGGTGTACCAGGTGTGGGAAAGTCCACTCTGGCACTGGCTTTAGCCCTCCGTATGCACGTTCCCACTCTGTACATTTCTGCAGATACAAATGCACATACTATGGCTATGCGCCTAGCGTCAATGATTAGCGGTAAGAATCAGACGGACGTTGAACATCTAATGAATACTGATACTGGATGGACTAAGGCTGTGCTCCATAGAGCAAGCCATATCGTCTGGTCATTTGAATCTTCGCCAACACTACAAGATATCCTCGAAGAAGTAGAAGCCTTTGAGGAACTATGGGGTGTGCCACCTGAGGCTATATTCGTAGATAACCTAATGGATATAGCAACAGATGGTGGTGAAGAGTTTGCATCTATGCGTGCGATTATGAAGGAGTTGAAGTATCTTGCTCGTGCAACTAATGCTGGAATTATTATTCTACATCATACTTCTGAAGGCGTTCTGGGTACTCCTTGCCAGCCACGTTCAGCCCTCCAGGGTAAGGTGGCACAACTACCTGCCCTCATTTGTACTCTTGGTATTGTCGGTACTTCTATGGCTATCGCTCCAGTAAAGAATAGATATGGGCGTGCTGATGCCAACGCTAACCTAACTTGTTGGCTATCATTTAACCCTGAGTATATGTACGTTGAAGATATACCAGAGAACGGGTAAGAGATGTCAGGTTTACTAATGAGCATAGCCGACTTGTGCCTTGTAACAATTCTAGTCACAGCAACTATTGCTTTTGCTTATATTGTTTACGATACTATTAAAGGAAACTAAATGATTAGAGAAGAAGAAGATGATGTAACACAGGAGACTCGCGCTCTTGTAGTACTGAAGATTAAAGAAGAAACTGAGAAGTTGATTCAGAAGATTGAAGCAGCAAAGGTTCCCATCACTGATGAGTGGACTGATGGACTCAACGCTGGTCTATCGTGGGCACAGCGCATTTTACGTAAGGATAAGAGCGCAAGTTAATGGCTAACCCCAACGGACGTAAAGGCTCAGGCTATGAGACTGGCACAATGAAATGGTTACGCGAACAAATCGGTGTGCTAGTTGAGCGTCTCACTAAGGCTGGCAGTAAAGATGAAGGTGACTTAGTTGCCACCATCGCAGGAAAGAATTACATCCTTGAACTTAAGAATGTAAAGAAGATAGACTTGCCACAGTTCTGGCGAGAAGCACAGGTAGAAGCAGTTAACTATGCAAAGGCACGCAACTTACCAGAAGTTCCGTTGCACTATGTCATAGTCAAACGTCGTAACGCAGGCATAGATAAATCTTGGGTTGTGCAAGACCTAGAGCAGTGGGTGAAGGAGAAGACAGGTAATGGTGACAAGGATAGATAATGACTTGCCAAACATTGCAGATGTCCTCCGTCATTATGGTGCGAACCTTAGACAAGGGCACGGGCAAGTCAATCTTAAGTGCCCGTTCCATTCAGATACGCACCAATCAGGCAGTGCCAACCTTGATAAGAATATCTTTATATGCTTTGCCTGTGGCGTTCAGGGCAATAGCCTACAAATAATCGCGCAACAGGAGGGAATAAATATCAATGAAGCAAGGACATTTGCAGAAGGAATTACTGGGCAAAGCCACCAAGAAGTACGCGGAAAGTATTCATCTGGCATTCGATTACCTAGAAAGCAGAGGAATCAGTCAGGAAGTAGCACGTCTGGCGTCATTAGGCGTAGTCTCGGAACCTGAAGTTGGGCACGAGCAGTACGCAGGACGTCTTGCTATACCTTACATAACTAAGACAGGTGTAGTAGACTTACGATTCAGAAGCCTGAACCCCGCAGTTGAACCTAAGTATATGGGTATGACTGGTGCTGAAACTAGAATGTACAACGTGCTTGATGTTGAACAAGCAGGAGATTTCATAGGGGTGTGTGAAGGTGAACTGGATACTATTACTCTCAGTTTCTGTGTTGGTATTCCTTGCATTGGTGTACCTGGAGCGAACTCCTGGAAGAGACACTACACACGATTGCTTGCAGACTTTGAGCGAGTATTTGTCTTTGCCGATGGAGACCAACCAGGGACGGAGTTTGCCCGTAGCCTTGCCAGAGAATTGCCAGTTACTATTGTGCAACTCCCCGAAGGAGATGACGTTAATTCGATGTTCGTGCAAGCAGGGACAGGATACTTTCACGAGAAGATGGATATCTAAACTTGGACTTTGACCCCAACGAACCACCCGAATCATACTGCCACGAGTGTGACACACAGTTCGATAACTCATTCGAACTGATTGACCACACACTGGAAGATGATGAGGACTTCGACCCATACTACTTGCTACCTAATGGAATGCAGTTACTCTTGGGGTCACTACTTAGATTCTTATATCATCACGCAGAAGAACCAGAACAGATTAAGTTAATGACTCAATCAACTTACGTCACGCTATTTGCAGCGGAGATGGGCTTCGATATGATTGACGAATTGGTTGAGGATATGGTGGTTAGGTCCGCTATGCAGGACTTAGATGCCAACATTGAGAAGTTACTAACAAAGGATGATAATGAAGAAGGCGGAGCGTGAAGAGATATGGCTGATTATAACCCACTTGGTAGAACTGGGGCTGAACGTCAAGAGTTACTCAGTGGAAGACGAGATGCTGGCAGTGACCATTCACGTACCGATTTTGAACACGCAGTCTGGGACACGTTAACCGAACTAGGTGAACTGCTCTTAAGTAAGCACAGGGATTACGGTCCGAAGAATATCTCTGACTCACCAGGCGGTCCACTCAATGGGTTACGCGTGCGTATGCACGACAAGACGGCACGCATCAATAACCTGATAGACAGTGGGTCGCGGGCACAACACGAACCGCTTGAGGATTCCTTCAAAGACCTGGCAAACTATGGTATAATTGCACTGTTAGTATTGCGAGGAAAGTGGGATAGGTGAAAGAACAGGAACTATTTGACTGGCTTAAAGCAGAGAAGTTCCCCGACTTAGTTCACTCCCCCGAAGTGTATGATGGCTTCGATTGTATTTCAGAATCAGCAAAACTATTTATAGAATTAAAGTGTAGACGTACACATTATCCTGACCTCTTGATTGAGAAGATGAAGTATGACTTTCTTCTCTCTGAGTCTGCCAAGTTAGGACTCTCACCTTGGTATGTCAACTCTACACCTGAAGGTATCTGGGCGTTTGCTTTGCTCGACCTCAAAGAAATTGAATGGAACGAGAAGTGGTTACCATCTACCACTGAGTTTGCTAACAAGAACAACAAGATGAAGATGGTTGGGTTCATCCACGTTGACCAAGGGTTTAGAATCATATGATTGAATGGGAGCGTATCGAGCATTGGGATTATGTAGTTGATTCCGTTGCCTCTGAATATCACCGCAAGTTTGAGATAGATATAGATGACATCAGGCAATCACTGTATCAGTGGTTCATTGAGCATCCTAATAAACTTAATGAGTGGGAAGCAATCGGTGAGAAGGATGCGAAGAACTTAATCTATCGCAGCCTGCGTAACCAAGCACTAGATTACTGCCAGCATTGGAAGGCTAAGTCAGGTGGATATGAAACCTCTGACTTGTTCTACTATGAATCAGATATGGTTGAGGCACTGTTGCCCTCTGTCTTGCGTGGTGACTTCAACATAACAGCACAACTAAATCTCGGTAGACCAGGACGCCCCAGTGCACCCAATGAGGGTGGCAATCTAATGGCTATGATGATTGAGATTGACTTTGGATTTTGGAGGTTAAGCAAAGACGATAGGAAGTTATTGTTCCTACGCTATGCGGAGGCTATGAATTTTGATGACATCGCCAAAGAGATGGAGTTAGGTAGCGAAGACACTGCTCGTATGAGAAACAAGCGAGCAATCAAGAAACTTATCCATAAGATTGGTGGCTTCAAGCCTTATCGAGATGAAGACTCTGAGCCTCAAGATTCTTTGGAGTCGTAGTCAACCTCACCTGGGTCAACCCACAATACTTCAGGGTAATCCTTGATTAACTCTGCGTGATGTAGTTCGACAATCTCTTTCCAACTTTGAACTGTGTTCATCTATCCTCCTGTGCTATAGAAACCAGAGCCATTAAACTTGATGGCTGGTGCTGACCATACTCTTGTCATTATGATTTGGCAACAGATAGGTTCAGTACTGTCACCAAAACTTCTTTCAATCTCCTGCGTGCCACCACATTCGTTGCACTTGTAATCATATTTAGGCATTAAATCTCCCAGTCAATCGGGGTTGGTGCAGTTGACTCTGCCCCACATTCCTTGCACTTCTGTCGCAGGTCATACCAACCTACCTCTCTTGTCTCGCTGTCCCACATTACGGTAATCTCAAACATTAAACAACCACAGATGCACGCCATTGTGGGATTCTCTAGGTTGTATAGGTCAAACATCAGTAGTACTTGTGCCTGATATGGAAAGCCAGGGCGTGGCAAGGCGTGGAATATCGGTGCTTGATATATTTATATGCGTGCAGTATCTGTATCTCAGGTGACTTGCTCTTCTCCTTAAGTACCTGTCCAATACCAAAGGCAGATGACCTAGGGTTATTGGCTAGGTGGTCGAACTTTGACTCGGACATAAACAAGCGATAGACACAACCTCGTTGCCTCTTATCCCAGTCCCACCCTGCCTTGGCATAACGCATAGCCATAGCCTTGTTGTGTTGCTTCTGCTCATAGGTTGCCTTGGTCTGCACCTTGATAGGCTTTCCGATATTAACCTTGACCTCTACATTATGGGTTAGTGGAAACGTCCAAGCGAATATGAACATCAAGATAAGAACTATCATTCTCTTTTTCATCTGAGAATTCTACCAAGTTTCGCCTTCACATTCCTAGCGTGACGCTGTTCGTGGCGTACCGCATTGTGCGTGGGCTTGTATCCTGCCATCAAAGCGCGGTCTGAAGTGAGCCTGCCACCCCAGATAGACCCGTTGCCACCTATAGACCATAGTAAATTCTCAGGCTCTAGCCCCTGTTGCAAGCAATCAAACTTGACTGGGCAAGTACGACAGATTTCGATAGCCTCAACACTGCGTAAAACTTCAAGTCGTTGCTCATCTACAAGGTTGCTGTTGGTGTAGTGCCATAGGTCAGGGTCAGGGTGTCCAACACAGTTGCCCTCTGCGTGCCAGTCTCTTTCATTGTTAATTTGACACCGCCTTTAGATGTCGGACTTTAAGAACTGACTCTGCCTCTGCGTGGTGTATATCCTCAAGGTGCACGTTCGTGTAAGCCTGATGTTGATATAACCATTCATCTTGCTGTGGGTAATCCCAAAGATGGAATTCCTTTGGCGGTTCAAGACCTTCAGGCAACCACACATTCATAATGCGAACGCCTTCCACCTTGTACGAAACTCTGAACTGATTCATCAGTACCACCCGTCCGAAGAGTGGTACTCGTTGCACTTCCAGCAAGTCCACTCAGCAAACCAAGTTGTTACTCCGTGTGAGAATTCTTCTTCCGTTTCGACGCCCTCTGTGATAGAACCACAGTCTCCGCATTCCATATCTTGTGCGCCATAGTTGGTGTTACCTAATGCAATCGTGTCACCTTGTAGGTACATTGGTTCTGACAATTTCCTCACCCTTCTTATTAGTAACTGACAACTCTGCGAGTTGCTCGGCTAGGTCAATAAGTACAGTCCAGTTAACTCGCTCTATTTCTTCTTCGTTGTTCATACTAAAGCATATCCTCTGATAGTGAGTCAATAAAATACTCGAAAGAATCTGCTCCGAATTGTTGCGACTCTTCCCATTCCGCTACCCAATCAGGGGTAGGGATAAAGTTTCTGCCGTCTAAGAACTTAAGGTCATAGCCGTCATATGCGTCCCAGTGCAGTAGTACTGAGTACTCCACGCCTTCACGCTCAAGTGAGATGCGCTTGTCAAATGCTGTTTCTTCTTTGCTTACGCCTTGAATTTCGATACTCATAACCCGCGCTCCTCCCATAGTTTGAAAGCACCCAAGCCGAGGGCAACGACTGCCACTGCGACGCCTAGAAAGGGGAGCAACTGCGCCCCGATAGACCACAACCACAGAAAAATATCTCCGTTGTTGTAAGAGTCTTCCATTATTTGGCTCCAGTTTGTAAAGTAATTTATCATTTTATTTCTCCTGTCTGTTCTTCTGCTATTGGTTGCGTGCTTAGGATTCCAAGCACGGTTAAAACTATAATCGGAAAGCCTGCAAGAATCAAGAGCATCATCTCAGGCACCCGCACACTTTGACGTCGACGAGATGGTCACCGCATAGAATCACAGCCCACCGCCTAGACACTCGGTCATTGTGCCGATACATATCCCGCTTTCAGTCCACCAAAACCCAGTGATAATCCACCACACTAAGGCGCAGACGCCCGCAAGAATGAACAGTGCCCGCACTTGCTTGCCTCGTTTTGTGAGTTTCATTCTT